CAACAACGGCGAAGAGGTACAACTGGCTTATGAACTCAGCAAACTCAGCACCTCAACAGTGCGTAGTATGTCGCAGTCCGCGCCTACTGATTACATCGACACAGATATCGGGGTGCTCTTATCTGAAATTGCAGACGACAGGGGAATCAAGTTCCGGAAGCTGCAAGTCTTGTTCGAGCATGTCGGCGGGATGCAAGGCGGGGCAAGCATTGCCATTGCTGCTAGACCGGACAAAGGCAAGACAAGTTTCATTGCAAGTACACTTGTTGACTTTGCGCCGCAGTGCATTTCGTTCTTTGGCAAAGATCGTCCAATCCTATGGCTAAACAACGAGGGACCGGGTAAGAAGATTGTACCGCGTGTGTATCAGGCAGCACTAAACAAAGACATTGTGGAGATTAACAAACTTAGCAATAGTGGAGAACTAGTATCCCTGTACTCTAAGGCTGTTGGAGGCGATCCTACAATTATCCGTGTGAAAGATATGCACGGGGCTACTCTTGCGCAGATTGAACAAGTCATTGAAGCAATGCGCCCTTGTGTTGTTGTGTATGACATGCTTGCTAACTTTAGGCTACCCGGTGGGGGTGCAGGTAACAAGGCAGAGGCAATTGAGCAAGCATGGCAGACAGTACGAGAGCATGCGGTTATGCACGACTTCATTGCTATTAGCACAGTGCAGATTAGTGTAGAGGGCGGGAATCAATTGTTTCCTTCATACTCTGCGCTTAAGGATTCTAAGACTGGTATTCAAGGGGCGACTGATCTCATCCTAATGCTAGGCAGTCTAGATAACCCGGACGCTCAGATTCTTAGAGGTATCAGCACACCTAAGAATAAGTTCTCCATGCCGGGCAAGCCTTCTTGCGTTACTGCTGAATTGTACTTCGATGCTTCACGCTGCCACTTTGAGGAGGGAAGGTCATGAAATACATTGTAGGTTTATGTGTTCTTGCTCTAAGTGTTATATGCCTTGCTGATGCAGGCGTGTCTAGGTATTGGCACAATGAGAACTACACTCCTGTTGTTCTAGAATTTCATCCCTCTTGGTACTGTGCTGCAGATATACACAGTCAAGTTTACTGTTGGAGAAACATGTAATGCAACCACTTAAGCAAATTGTACAGGCCGCCACTGCAAAACCTGCACTGGCTGTTAAGGTTCAGCTTATCAGTCCGTACGCACAGATTCCGCAGTACGGCACAGATGGCGCTGCAGCCTTCGATTTCTACTATGCCGCGCATGAAGAAGACTACGTGTCTCTGTACCCCGGAGAGCGTACTACAATGTCTCTTGGTCTCTGCATGGAAGTACCTGAGAACCATGTGCTGCTGATGTTTAGCCGAAGTGGGCATGGCTTTAAGAACGGTATTCGTCTCTCTAATTGTGTGGGCGTTATTGATAGTGACTACCGTGGGGAAATCTCGGTAGCCTTGCACAATGATGGTGATACTAGGATTAGATTCTACGGTACGGAGCGTATTGCACAGGGTATTATCATACCTATTCCTCAAGTTATGTTTCAAGAAGCATCAGAGCTTAATGATACAGCGCGGGGAGCTAACGGTTTCGGGAGTACAGGGCGATGAATCCGTGTCAAGGACATGCTGCAGAATCTGCTAAAGATGAGTGGGTAGCGGAGTTCGAGCGGCTGCTTACACAATACGACAACGCTTGTATAGCTGTTATTGACTTATCAGCTGAAGAAACCCGCGCCGCACTGGTGGCGCACGTTCAGACGATGCGCGCAGCCCCGCAGCCCGTCGGCGAGGTGCCGATGCCCCCAAAATGTCACCCGCTGCACAAACTGGGACAGCGACTGGCTGAATTGCTCGATGAGAACCAATGGGCAGAGTGCGAACGCCTGTTGCTCGAAGGTTGGAAACACGAGCAAAAGCCCGTCAGCACGGCAGATGTGCCGATGCCGGAGCCTATAGGCCGCTTGTATTTCGGCGGCGTATCTTGCGGAGAGCGCGACGAATGGGAGTTCGACGCGGATCAAGTCGTGTGTGACCGGATCAACGAATCCGCAACAGAAGAAAGTCGGCAGCGTGTCTATCTGCATAGGGACGTCCGCACCTACGGCGTGCAATGCCGGGCAGCAGGCTACGCGGCAGGAGTGGCAGCAGAGCGTAGTGCAGCCCTGCGCGGGGAGGTGCAGCCGTGAGCACGCAAGCGATAGGGAACGGTGCAAATCCGTATTACGAAGGATTGCACGGCGCCGAAGACGAGCAAGACATGAAGAACCGCCTAGCGTTGGTGCGCGAGCGGGACACCCTCCGCGCCCAGCTTGCAGCGGCTGAAGAGCGTGCGGAGCGGCTGAGCGAGGAGGTGAAGTGATGGATAACTTTACAAAGTTCATTCAGCGCATGAACAGCATGACACCAGACCCAAAGCTGCCTGTTGCTATGATCCTCACACGCTTTGATATGGAAGCAATGAACCTTGAGCTTACACCAAACAAGAGTACAGGTGTAACTCCTACAGGTTTCCCGTTCTTTGTTGTGCCTGTGCTGACTCAGAGCGTTAAGCTTCTTGCAGACGGGAGCACAGAGCCACTTAATCTAGGAGGTTTCCATGTGGGTGGGACTGTACCGAATTAGTGGGGCACTTGGTATAGGCACGCATTACTTCGTTATTGAAACCTCAAGTAAAGCTTACAAAGAAGGGTATGAACTACTCAGTACTTCTTTTCGTAGTCCGGGTATAATTTCAGACCCAAGTACAACTTTTGGAGAACTTCCAGATGCCGCAGCTAATGAAGGGTAAGAAGTGGTCAGAGCGCAAACACCTTGTGCAATACCCTGTTGTTGTAGAGCCTAAGATCGATGAGATTCGATGTCACATCCGGCTATTAAACAGTCCCGGCAAGCCCTTTGAGATTCTGTCGTACTCTGGAAAGCCGCTGAATAACCTAGACAATCATGTAACAGAGCTTGTTGCGTACATGTACGAAATAGGTATGCGGGAGATAGACTGCGGGGTTATGGTAAATAACAGCTTTGATGCGTCGTTTCGTTATACGCGTAGTAAGAAAGTACCTGAAGACCTTAAGTACGCTAAGGTTGTGTTTCATCTATATGACTTGCTGCACAGCATCCATAACGAGTATTTGTGGCGAAAGGCGTTTTTAACTTCTGTTGGTAGAAACACAGCAGTACTTCCTCATGAGGTGTGCATCAATGAAGAGGAAGTCATTGCAGCATATGATAAGTGTCGTAGCTTGGGTTATGAGGGCGCTATGGTTAAGCGCATGGTGTTTTCGTATGCACATGGTAAGCGCACAGACGATTGGCTTAAGATGAAGCCGGACGAGGACGCAGATGGAACAATCATCGCACTTCATGAAGCAGTATGCGGTAAGGATCAGCCCGACTTGGATTTGCGTGTTGGCGATAAGCTGGGTCGTATCGGCTCTGTCACTCTGCGTTTGGATGATGGTAGCATTGCTACCCCTCATGGGATTGCTCACTCATTAGGTGAAGATATGCTGAAGCATCCTGATAAATACCTAGGTGAGCGCGCAGAGTTTAAGTACATGGAGCGGGATCGTCAAGGCGGATACCGACACCCAACATTTCATAGGGTCCGTGAATAATGAAGATAATGATTCTTGACCTAGAGACTGAGAACAATCCGTATTACGGCGATATCTCTTCTCCTAGGCACCCAGATAACTACGTAGTAGCTGAGGGGCATTGCATTGAAGAAATCCCATTTACAGGGGAAGTTCTAGGCGCGTACTTTAACAGCAAGGAAGCTTCACTTGCACGCGGCTGGTTGCATATTCCAGATGATGTTGATTTGCTAGTGGCTCATAACGCCCCTTTTGAAATGGCGTGGGCATTAGGAACCCAGTACGAAGAAATCTTTAAGTTCCTAGCGCGCGGTGGTCGTGTGTTCTGTACTGCATACGCTGAGTACCTTCTATCTAACCAACAGGACACTTACCCCGATCTTGACACCACTGCCCCGAAGTATGGTGGAACACACAAGGTTAATGGTATCAAGATTCTGTGGGAACAGGGTGTACTCACATCTAAGATTGATCCAGCCCTACTCTTTGATGAGTACTTGCTTGGTCCGGGTGGTGACATTGAGAATACTCGTAAAATCTTCTGGGGCCAGTGGTTTGCGCTTACAGAGCGGAACATGCTTAACATGGCCCTTGGTCGTATGGAGGGTATGCTGTACAACTGCTTCGCAATGTACTCGGGCTTGTACATTAATAGAGAGGTAGCGAACAAGCAGAAGAAGGAAGCCGAAGACAAGATCGCCGCACTACAAGAAAAGTTTAAACTGTTCCGCACCCACATTCCCGACTACGTAGGGTTTAAGGATACGTCAGACTTTCACATGTCGGCATGGTTGTTCGGTGGCCCTATCAAGTACAAGATAAAGGACACTTGGTTTGAAGATGATGGAGTAACTCCTAAGTACGAGAAGGCAGACTACTATAAGTTCGGAGATACTCTAGTACTTCCGGAAAATTGTGATACCGCTGAGAAGTTTCAGAACATGGTTCGCACACACGGAGGTGTTCATCGTTATAAGTCTGGTAAGAATGCTGGTACGTACAAGGTATTTCGAGAGAACACGGACGTAGTTAAACAGAAGAACTACGACCGCATTCATGTATGTGCGCCGCTGGTAGATATATCTAAGTTCGACAAAGATACGTACAAGAGCTTTGTATCTGATTTCACAGGTAAGCGAAAGTTATCTGATGAAACTCCTGTGTTTAGTACTGGTAAGGACTGCATTGAGATTCTATTGAATCGGCCTGAGATTGACGAGAACATCAAAGAGCTTCTGCATGACTTGCTGGACTACGCAAAAATTGATAAAGACCTAGGAACGTACTATCTACGCGAGGTTTGTGATGAAGAGGGCAATGTAGTCAAGCAGTCCGGTATGTTGCAGTTCTGTACGCCGGAAGGCATTGTGTATCACATGCTAAATGTCACAAGCACTGTGACCGGGCGGCTTAGTAGTAACCGTCCGAACATGCAGAACATTCCTAGAGGTGACACCTCAGACGTTAAGAACATCTTCTGTAGTCGATATGGTGACGACGGGGTTATCCTAGAGGCGGACTATTCTGCTCTAGAAGTTGTTACACTTGCCGCCTTTAGCAGAGATACTAATCTAATCAAGGCGCTTGTCGACGGTATTGACATGCACTGCATGCGCCTATCGGCCATGCTTAAGGAGCCGTATGAAGAAGTTCTTCTCAAGTGCAAGGATGAAACCCATCCTGATCATAAGCGATACAAGACTCTCCGTACGCTTATCAAGCCACGGGCTTTTGCTTATCAGTACGGAGCTAGTGCCGCCGGTATTGCGTATAGTACAGGGTGTTCGATTGAAGACGCGCAAGCTTTCATTGATACAGAGAAAGCCCTGTTCCCAGAGGTTGAGTCGTATTACGAAGAAGTCATCTTCAAGCAGGTAGAGAACAATACCACAATCCATAGAGAACAAGTCTCTGAGTTTGCTTGGCGTCCGTATAGGCGCGGTGTGTGGCAGGCTCCGGGCGGTACGTGTTATGAGTTCCGAGAATACCCGAAGTCTCAGTGGGTTGATGGACATAAAGTTGAAACAATGCAGTTCAAGCCTACACAGCTTCGGAACTATCCCATTCAGGGAGAGTCCGGATTCTTTGTGCAGGTAGTTGCAGGTCAGATAATGCGCTGGCTTGTACAAAAGAACTTCTACGATGGCCGTGTTTGTATTATCAACCAAGTGCATGATGCTGTGTATCTCGACGTGCACAAGGATGTACTTCAGGAAGTGGCTGTCATTGTAAAGCACATCATGGAGGCGTTGCCGGAGACTATGAAGGATTATGGCTACGATCTAGGTGTTCCATTCCCGGCAGAAGTTGAGGCTGGACCAAACATGAACGATAAAAGGAAAGTAGCATGAGCGTAGATGTTAAGATTAGTTTGACTAGTGAAGCCCGCTGGCAATCTGCACAAAGTCTTCAAGCACAAGGAAAGATTACTCTTGAAGAAGCAGATACATATGAGGGTCCGGAGTTCTTGAACGTGAAGAAGCACAAGGTTATGAGTTCGGGTGCTGTTCTCATTCTTACGCAAGACGATGTAGAATACGTGTATCCCCCGCATAGTGTGGCACGTGTGCGCACTAAGGGCCTTATCTTTGTTGATACGGAAGAGACTACAGATGGCAACTAAGCGCGAAGAACTTCTGGCCCTTGCAGCACAGGCTGCAGAGGTTTCCCCAGATATGAATGAAGCGCAGTCAGGCGGCAGTGCTCGCCTACTGCCTGCAGGTTACGCCTTCGGGCGTCTTGTTGAGTACATCGAGTTCGGTAATCAACCTCAAGAGTACAACGGTGTTGCTAAAGACCCTGCTCTTGAGGTGCGTCTTGGCTTTGCTCTCTGGGGTGAGGGCTATCAGAATGATGATGGTACTCCGTACATCCTCCGCCCGTTTGAGTTTGCAGTATCACGCAATGAGAAGGCTAAGGCATTCAAGCTGTTTAAGGCGCTGAACTGGTCTGGTAAGTTCAAGCACTTTGCAGAGCTTTTGGGTCAGGCATTCCTTATCAAGATTGTGCATGTTCAGAAGTCTAAGACAGATAAGAGTATTGTGTCCCGCATGGATTTGGAAGGCTTCCTGCCTCCGCTTGATCCTGTCACTAAGAACCCGTATCCGATCCCGGAAGCTGCTGACGACCTGTACCGCATGTTCTTGTGGGACTTTCCCTCCCGCGAAAGTTGGGACTCGTTGTACGTTGATGGTACGTGGGATGATGGTAAGAGCAAGAACTCTGTGCAAGAGAAGATTCTTGGAGCACTGAACTTCGCAGGCTCTCCGCTTGAACAAATCTTGACTGCTAGTGCCCCGCTTACTCTCCCTACCCCGGAGACAGTGGGAAACGTAGGCTCTGCTGGTGTGGCGCTCCCGCCGTCTCCCCAAGTACCGGCATCGACTACGGAACCTGCTTCCCGCACGACCCCGGCGCAGACATCCCCTTCTAGCCCGGCTACGCCGCGCCTGCCGGGGCTTCCGTCGCTCCCGAGCCTGCCGTCCCTGCCGAAATGACGGTGCGGCTGGGCGTCGATCTGAGCGCCTTGCCGAGCCAGTTTGAGGGGCACGTCGAAGGACGTACCCTCATTCTGGATGGGGACGGGCCGTGCTACCGGGTGGCGGCTACTGTGAAGCGTATGGATACCGCTATACGTAGGATTCAGCAAGACATCCTTACGTATATGTTCCTGACTAAAGCGCAGTCCGCCAGAATTCATCTAACAGCAAGTGGCTCTCTAAAAGCAGGTAGGTACAACATAAACTCTGTAAAGCCCTACCAAGGTAATAGAACGAACAAAGCGAAGCCTACACTTTTAGAGTCTTTGCGGCAAGCTATCACCCTTAGAGAGAACTGGCTACCTGAATTTGACGCAGTAATAATGCACCACGAGTTAGAAGCAGACGATGGTATGATCATCGATGCTTACCAATACAAAGAGTCTGGCGTTATTATGTCTGACGATAAAGACCTGAGAATGACGCCCTACCCGTACTGGTGTAACTACAAGGGCATTATACTACCTTCCGAGTTTGTTGGGTATGTTGATATTACCTACACGCCAGCAGGCACAGCAAAGTGCATCGGCCAAGGCCCTATGTTCTTCTGGGCTCAGATGCTTATGGGTGATACAGCAGACAACATTGCTGGCCTTGCTAGATACAAAGGCGCTTTGTGCGGGCCTGTACTCACATATGAACTGCTCAAAGACATCCGGCGTATTAACACTGCCGCAAATCTCGTAATAGACGGATACCGGGCTATAGGGCAGAATGTGCTGGCCGAGGGGTGGCTACTGTGGTTGCTTAGAAATCCTACAGACTCATTCTGGATATACCTAAGCGAACTTGACTTGACAAAACAGAATAGGGATTACGTAGATGAGTGTGCTACCAGAGACTGGTTTAAGCAGACTAGTTAAGATTCCCCGCACAGGTATGAGATCTTGGGCTATCCGACATCTTAAGACCGTACAAGGCGGGATGTGTCCTATGTGCCATAAGCCTATTGACATGACCGTCAAAGGCGAAGGGGTTATAGACCACGACCACGACACTGGCAGAGTTAGGGGAGTACTGCATCGATCTTGTAATGCAGCAGAAGGGAAGATATCCAATGCTGCAGCACGATGGGGTGCAAAGTCTAGCAAGTACGACGACATCCTAGAGTACTTGAGAAGCACCATTAAGTACCTAGAACAGCCAGCTACAAACTACATCTACCCTATGCACAAGAGCCCAGAAGAGAAGAAAGATGCACGCTCTCTCAAGCTTAAACAGCGTAGGGCAGCCCTTAAAGCTGCACTTGAACTTCGGAGACGCAATGCGAACAGCAGTTGATACATTTCTAGTATGTGATGATGAGCAAGACCCGGAAGCTTCGTCGTGGCTAACCTCAGTGGAACATATTGTAGATGAACACGGTGTAGACTACCTTGTGATCACGCAGAAAGGACAGAGCGAAGAACCCGATCTGATCGTTATGGATCGCAAAGACTTCCTGCGCATTGCAGAGATTCTGAAAGGGCAATGATGAGGGGCGCTCTTATGCGCCTATTTACTGAGGCACAGCACCTCCGTATTCTTCAGAAGTACCAGAACAATAC